AGCTGGCACAGGTGCAGGTAAATCTTTATTCATGTGCCATTGTGCCGCTAGTTCTATCTCTCAGGGTCAAAATGTTCTTTACATTACTATGGAAATGGCTGAAGAAAAGATTGCAGAGCGTATAGATGCCAATTTGCTAAATATAGATTTGAATGAACTGCAAACAATATCTAAGTCCGAGTATGAACGAAAGTTTGAAATCCTTAAATCAAAAACACATGGTCGGTTAATCATTAAAGAATATCCTACCGCAGCGGCTCATGCTGGCCATTTCAGAGCTCTGCTAAATGAACTGAAGCTAAAGAAGAACTTTACACCAGATATTATCTTTATTGATTATCTAAACATCTGTTGCTCTGCTAGAATTAAAATGGGAGCTACAGTAAACTCCTATTCTTATATCAAATCTATTGCAGAAGAATTGCGTGGTCTAGCTGTTGAGTTTTCTGTTCCTGTAGTAAGTGCTACACAAACTACAAGGTCTGGTTTTGGTAATTCGGATGTAGAATTAACCGATACTAGTGAATCATTTGGCTTGCCAGCAACTGCCGACTTTATGTTTGCTTTGATTAGTACCGAAGAACTTGACCAACTAAACCAATTAATGGTTAAACAATTAAAGAATCGTTATGGTGATCCTAATGTATACAAACGATTTGTCATTGGCGTTGATAAAAACAAGATGAGATTATATGATGCTGAACAATCTGCACAGGTAGATATTATTGATTCTGGCCAAGATGATGATAAACCATTAAACACTTTTGGTGAGCGTGAACGAAGATTTAGTGCCAAGTTTGATGGTGTTCGTGTCTAATGAAACACATAACCCTATACAATAAGCTACACTCATTTACACCAAAGTTTGTTGGTGAAAAGACTGTGGGTCAAGTTATGTATTGGGTTCGTAAGATGATGCAACCATATAATGTTAAAGTAAATAAAGTTACTGATAAAACAAATGCCTGTTATAGTGCCTTAACTGTTGGTGGCTTCTATGATTCGACATTGGAATTTGGTGAAAAAGATATTGAGTTATTTCTTATGTTCCGAAAAGAAGATAAGAAGGTGATGCTGGATGACCTAGATGTTCATGTGATGATTAATGAACTCTTTAAGACTTTGGTACATGAAAAGAAACATCGTTACCAATTCAAGAAAAGAGGCAGAGCATATGGTCCTAGGTATTGTTGTCGTAAGAAAATTGCTGATGAGCAACTATTGAAAGAATTGGAGTATTATGGTGATCCTGATGAGATTGATGCCTATGCACAAGAGGCAATAATTGAGTTAAGGTTAACAGGCACATCGGACACTCAACAAAAATATAAAGAATTATTTGACAAACACGATAAAAAGGTGTATAATAGCTTTCTAAAGAAGTTTTACAAATACAACAATAAAATTACATTATGAGTTTGAATAGAGAGCAGGCACTTCATTGTGCCCAAGTGTTTGAGGATTATTTTGGTAACTTCAATCGCATTGATGAGTATATGCGTGAGCAGAAACTTAACTCGCTGGCCGAAAGACCGAATGCTTTGCCTGGCTGTGGGCCAGAAGAAGATTTGTTTTCTGATTTTACTATTTCCCCAAAAGATATGGAGTTTGAGTTGATTGAGTTGCCCGCTGATAGGTGGTCGCTTTACCTTGACATCATTTCTTCTCATAATAATCTATCTTCACCAGGCAGAAATATAAGACTGGCTGTGTTGGAGAAAAGAACTGGTAAGTGGGTCGGATTCATACGGATAGGGTCTCCAACGATAATGATGAAGCCTCGCAACCAGTTACTAGGCTGCGTGATTACAAACGAAACGGCAACGACCAAATCGTTTAACAATGCAACTGCCATGGGGTTTGTTATTGTACCTGCTCAACCATTTGGGTATAATTACCTTGGCGGTAAATTGCTGGCTGCTATATGTTGTTCGCATGAGGTTCGTGAGATGCTGAATAAGAAGTATAAAATGAATACTTGCCTATTTGAAACCACCAGTCTGTATGGCACATCAAAGGCAATCTCACAGTATGATGGTATGAAACCCTATTTGCGATTCAAAGGCACAACTGAATCAGACTTTTTGCCAATGATGCATGGCAAACCATATGATGATATTAAAGAGTATGTTGAGAAGATTGAGGGTGGTTCATTTGTTCCAGAAGATGCCAGCAGTCGTAAGTTAAAGATTAGTACCACTATTATCGCTATGACCAAGGCTGCACTAAAACCATATGGTGAAGATTATGCTAGATTTATGGCAACCATAACCAAGGCCAAGTCCCTAACTGAACAGAAGCGATACTATGTGTCCAACTATGGTATCAAAAACTACATTGATATTACTCTTGGAAAGACAGATAAGATTGAAAAGGATGAGAACTATGACAAGTATCATCTGGTTAATATTACAGAGTGGTGGCGCACTAAGGCTATCAACCGTTATGAAAATTTGAAGGTAGATGGTCGCTTAAGGACTGAAATGGAAGTCTGGACTGGTGATAAAGAGCTTGACATAATTAGATAACCGTAGTAGGATAAATACTCCAATAAACAAATAAGAACGGATTATTAAATGACAGCACTATCTCAAACCGAATTATACAAGTATGATTCTAGACGAGAACTTTTCATTTCTAAAATGAAAAACAGAGAACCATTTGAATTAAATAATGGATCTAAAGTTATATTTGATATTGACAATGAGCTCATTAAAAAAATTAATGGCAAGAAAGATTTGAAGAATATTGTGCTTATTGTTACAAAAAATAAAAAGATGGTTGCAACACATAAGTTGAGTGATTTGAAAAAAAACAAAGAATTTGGCGGTGGAGGCGGGTCAGGTGCTGGATCTGAGGTTACTAAATTAGGAGAATCTGCTCAAGCAGTTTATTGCCAAGCTAAATGGGCAGGTTCAAAAACATACAGTAAAGAAGATATTAGGAAAGCATATCCACAATCTGATACTGATGAAACTCTTTCTAATATTGAAAATAAATTAACAGAAGATTGGAGAAATTCTTCAATATTAGGTGCAGAAGAATTATTCAAAAATTTCAAAGGTAAAAAATATACTTTTCATCGAGGATCCAAATGGGTTAACACTTTACAAGACCATTGGAAAAAATTAAACAGAGAAGAAAAGGCTTTTACAAATTTGAATAAATGGAGTCCTGCAGACATCTATATGCTTTCATTAAAAGGTAAAAGTGTTGATGTTACTAAAGCTAAAAACATTGTAGAATTAAATAATATAATGTTGGATAATATAAAATCAAAAGATATTATTGGTGTGTCATTGAAGATAATGAAAGGGACAGCTCATCTTTCTTATTATAATGTTGATAATCAGAAGAAAGTTATAAAATTTGAAAATTATACAACTGGCACACAAGGGTTTTTTGGAGGAAAAGATGTGTATGTTTACTTTACAGTAGATGGTAAAATACAATTTAGAACTTTTCCAGAAACCTTTCAAGGCGAAATCAAAGGTAAAAATGCAAATCAAGGTAAATTATCATATGGTCCAATACAGAGTGTATTGAGAAAAATGAAGTTGCCTCAGTTGATGGATGTTAAAGTGCTGCGTTCTGGTTTAGAAAAGAATGATAAAGAAATATACGATATTTTTTATGCAAATTATAAAAAATATTCCAAAGATAATAATCTTTCAATTCAAGATTTTATAAAAGAAACTAATATGAAAGGTGTTTCATGGTGCTTTAGTAAGTTTTTAGGATGTCAATTGATAGATATAATCACAACTAAAAAAGCACAAGATAGTTTTGTTACAGAGGCTATTTCATACGCATCATCTTCTTCCGATTTGTCGGGACCATTTGTAAAAATAGAATAAAAGATAAAAATGAACTTCACAGAATACTTAACAGAAGGTAAAGAAGGAAAGAACCTTCACCTAGAACACATAGCCGATGAGGTGATTAATCGTGGTGTTGCTGGTGCTCGTGAAGCAATTAATTTTCTCCGTTCTCTCCGTGATATGCTTGCTGGCCACTCCACAAATAAAGTAAGTGTTACCACCAAATGGGATGGAGCGCCAGCGGTTATATGCGGCACCAATCCTGAGAATGGTAAATTCTTTGTTGGTACTAAGAGTGTGTTTAATGTAACAGGCAAATTAAATTATACCGATGCTGATATTGACAACAATCATCCTGGTGAAGGCCTCAATGATAAACTCAAAGTAGCTTTGCGTTACTTACCAAAACTTGGTATCAAAGGTATTCTGCAAGGTGATATGATGTTTACAAAAGGCGATATCACAACACACAAGATTGATGGTGAAACGCTGGCTACCTTTCAGCCAAACACAATCGTCTATGCTGTACCAGCTGATTCTAAGTTAGCTAAAACAATGCTGGCTGCACAAATGGGTATCGTGTTTCATACTTCATATACAGGCAAGAAGATGTCTGACATGAAGGCTTCATTTAATATTGACATTAAAAATTTAACAGTAACAAAAGATGTTTGGTATAAAGATGCTTCATTCATTGATGCTTCAGGTACTGCCACATTTACTGAAGATGAAGAAGAAGAAATATCAGGTATAATTTCCAAGGCAGGAACATTATTTCAACAGATTAATCCAATGACACTTAATCGTATTGCTGCCAGCGAAACAATGCAGATTCAGATTAAGAAATTTATTAATAGTAAAGTGCGTGCTGGTGAAAAGATTAAGAATACCGCAACACATACAACTGAAATGATTAGGACTATTGAAGCTGAATTAAATAAAGACATTCTGGCCGTTAAACTAGATAGAACAAAGAAAGACCGAATCGCAAAGAAAAATGATTTAATGCGTTTCTATCGTAACAATTCTGCTGAGCTAAAAAAGATGTTTGACTTGATGAACTTAATTGATGATGCCAAGATGATGATTGTTCGTAAGCTGCAAGAGATAAAACAAATTACTGGCACATTTGTAAAAACAGATGACGGATTCAAAGTAACATCACCTGAAGGATTTGTGGCAGTATCTAAAACAACTGGCGGTGCAACTAAGTTGGTAGACAGAATGGAATTTAGTCACCAGAATTTTACCGCTGCAAAAAATTGGGACAAATAATGGCTGATATTAAATATGACCTTAATGCTGTAATGAAAGAATATGGTCAATCTTTTGACTTTGGATTTACTGCAACCGATGAAGAAGAATATAATTCTGCAATTGCTGAGAAAGATGTTACTGTTGAACATTACAAGCACAGATTAACCGAAGTAGAAAAGTTAGTTCTACCATTTCTCACCAAACTATTGCAGACTGCGGATCAACCAATTATTAAATGGCCAAATCGTAAACCAATGTTAGAAGCTCAGATTCAAAAGATTCTGAATTTAACAAGAGGATAAAATGATAGTTCGTGCTGTTAAAAAATTAAGAGAGAAGCAAGAATTTTTTTCCAAAGCAGGTGCTGGCGAAGATGGTACTGATAAATTAAAGAAAACTTATCAAAAGGATACACCAGGTCAATTGAACAAAACAATTACCTCGTTTAAGGAATGGATGAATACTAAGTAGTATAATATAATGGGAGTTTTGGAATGAAAGATTTGGTAATCGGTGCGTGTACCAACTATGATTGGGACAAATTAAAGTATTGGGTTAATTCAATTAACCGCTCAGGATTTACAGGCGACAAAGTAATGATTGCCTTCAACATTGATTATGAAACAATTGAAAAATTATCTGCTGCTGGCTTTCAAGTCCTTTTACCTGGCCAGAAGGCTGAGGTACAAAAGCAATATACCTACCAGTCTAGCTTACCAATCCATGTAGAGCGCTTCATTCACATCTACAATTATCTTCGGCAAAATGAATATCGTTATGTAATCACCACCGATGTCAAAGATGTGGTGTTTCAAAAGAACCCTTCCGATTTTCTACAAGATTTAATTCCACCATATAATTTAGTCTTTGCTTCTGAGAGCATTAAGTATAAAGATGAACCATGGGGCAATCAGAACCTCATTGAAACCTTTGGTCCATTCTTCCATAATATCTTCAAAGAGAATGAAATCTTTAATGTAGGTGTGCTTGCTGGCAAAGGAACTGCTATGCGTGATTTAGCCGCCATGATATTTGCAATGTCAGTTAATCGCCCCATTCCAATCGTTGACCAATCCACATTTAACTTTATGGTTTCACAAGAGCCATACAAATCAACTTCTCGGTACATGAAGTCGGAAGATGGGTGGGCTTGCCAGCTAGGTACAACTGCTGATCCAAGTAAGATTGCTGAATTCAAACCATTCTTGCTTGAACCATCACCAATTATGGTTGACGGCAAAGTTACAACATCAACAGGAAAAGACTTTACAATTGCTCACCAATATGATAGGATCCCAGCATGGCGTAATATCATTGAGGAAAAATATAATGACTAGAATTGCACTCTGCTTAACAGGACAACCTCGTTGTGTAAAACAAGGTTATGAATTTGTCAAAAGAAATATACTAGATGGTAACGATGTTACTGTCTTTTGCCATGTGTGGGAGAGTCCTGAAGCCGCTAATGTAGCTGAGTGTTATAATCCTGAAGTGTTGATGGTTGAAAAAGCCATT